CTACACCAATCCTGCACTCGGGATCGCAATCTGTGTGCAGGGTCGGAGGCGGGCGATCCTCCGAGCAGTCCCTAGCCCGAACGCCCGAAGATCGCCCGTCTCTCCGCAAACTGAAGGATAACCAATGGCAGTCGACCCACTATGCGTTAGGGTGACGGATTTCGGCGCCATCGGCGACAACAGCCACGACGACGGCCCCGCCATTCGCGAGGCGCACAACTACTGCCGCACCCACAAGTCCGGCTACTACCTCCCCCTGCATTTCCCCATCGGCCGCTACCGCATCGACAGCGCCGGAGCCATCCCGCTCGTCTCCGGCATGCACTGGACGGGCGAGGGTCACTACAACGACGAAAAAGAATACAGGACGCAGATCCGCTACAGCAAATCCCACTTCTTCAGCTTCGCGGGCGGCACCCGCGAGTTCATGGCTTTCACCGGCCTCTGCTTCGATGGTCGATCCCAACCATACAACCTGATCGAGCCTTCAACATCCCACCAGATCAACTACAGTACATGGGACAAGTGCGGCTTCAAGAACTTCAATCACGTCTTCGACAATGCCCTCCTGGGCAACAAGATCATGAACTGCTTTTTCCAGAACAACCTCTGCACCGGAAATTTCCGCGGCTCCGACAACCTCATCGAGAACAACTACATCAGCGGTTCCAACTACAATCCCGGCACTGGTAACTCTATCAGCGCAGGTGCCGATACATTCGCCATGAAGTTCGGATCGTTCCGCATCAACTGGGTCAATCGCAACTTCATCACCGGCCGGCCGCAGATGGCCATGCAGATCACTGGCGACATCGACGCCACGATCTTCAGCGGCAACAGGTTCGACATCTGCGACTGGTCGGGTCTCGCGATGGAGAACAGCTCGGGCGGCATCTTTGTCGGCAACAGCTTCAACCGCTGCATGATCGGCCAAGACCCCGACATCGACGAGAGCTTCGGCACCGTGTCGGACGAATACGACGCCATCGTGCGCCTCGATAACTGCCAGGACATGGGCTTCTGGAACAACTGGTTCGGCTATGTCGAACACGGCCTCCCAAAGGGCGAGCCCGTCAAAACCTTCCACATGACCGGCTGCACAGGCATCCAGATCGCCAACAACCTCTTCCGCGCCCCATACGAGCGCCTCGACGACAAGGATAACTGATGCCACGCGGAGGACGCGCGGGGGAGCACGTCTACACGCCAGAGCTCGCAGATAAGATATGCGCGCGCCTGTCCGAGGGCCGAGCACTGAAGGCAGTCTGCAGGGATGACGATATCCCTGTCTCATCTACCGCAGTCAGACTCTGGGCCGACGCCGACAAGGACGGTTTTGCTTCCCGTTTCGCGCACGCGCGGGCAGTTCAAATGGACGCCCTCGCCGACGAAATCATTGAAATGGCTGACAATGCCACCAACGAGGACGTGCAGGCAGTGCGGCTGCGCGTCGACGCCCGCAAGTGGATCATGTCGAAGATCGCCCCGAAGAAGTATGGCGACAAGCTCGACCTCACCCACGCCGCCCCGGACGGCGGCCCGGTGCAGTTCATCACAATCTACGAGGCGAAGAAGGAGAAGCCTTGACGCTTCGCCGAAGCTGGCGTTTCCTCCCATAATGGGCGTCAAGGTCATCGGCAAAGAGACATTCAAGGGCTGGGAATGGGGAGATTGGGACTTCCAGCGCCACCTGGTTAAAATGCAAGAGGTATCCTGCAAGCAGGGGGCCAAGGTGCTGCTGGAGCAGATGACTGCGGAGAACGCCCTCTTCATGCTGGATTGCACCGATGAAGGCCTGTTCGCCCGCTTCTGCCCTGATCTGGAAAATCTCGTGATCGTCGGCAAGCTGGAGCTGCCGGACGAGAATTGGGACATCGAGGACATCGAAGAGACGCTAGCCGGACTGCGTAAGGCCGCCGACGACGTGCAGGAAACGCTGGAGAAAGCCAAGGCAAGGATTGCGGCATGGGAAGAGAAGGTGAAGGCCTTCCAAGCCGAGCCGCCACTGACGCCGGAGGAGCGGAGGGCCAGCATCGCCGCTAACCTCAAGCGGCTCAATGCGCGCTACTAGGAGAAGCAATGACTGACCGTCTCCGCCGTCTCCTCACTCCCGAGAACCTGAAGAAGGCCATCAACCTTGCATGCAAGTCGCGGGAACAGGACACGAAGATGGTCTATACCGAGGATTTCCGCGCATTCGCCCTGGAAGTCATGTGCGACTACGTGCGGAAAGTGCCCGTGACTACGTCTGGTGCCGCAACGCAACTGGAGTATCTCATCTGCGATTATGAGGCTGGGATCAGCAACCAGTAGTGCCCATCATTTTGGGTATCCACCCGGCAAAGGCGGCATAATTCTCGCCCTGCATGAAAATAACCCACTCGATCCGCCCATACCAGCAGCCACTGCACTCATACCTGATCGGCGGCGGCTCACGCGCCATAGAGATCGCGCATAGGAGGTGGGGCAAGGACGAGATCGCGCTCATCGCCACATGCGAACTGGCGCACAAGCGCATCGGCTCATACTGGCATTGCCTCCCGGAATATCAGCAGGGGAGGCGGGCGCTGTGGACCAGCGTGAACCCGCACACTGCTAGGCGCCGCATAGACGAGGCTTTTCCGCTCGAGATCGTCGAGTCTCGCAATGAAAGCGAGATGTTCATTCGGTTCAAGAACCAGTCGACCTGGCAACTGATCGGCTCTGATCGCTTCGATAAGACGGTCGGGTCCGGCCCTGCCGGCATCGTCTACTCGGAGTGGGCGCTCGCCAACCCGAGCGCCTGGGCCTATCACCGGCCAATGCTGGAGGAGAACGGCGGCTGGGCCCTCTTCATCAGCACACCGCGCGGCCGCAACCACTGCAAGGACATGTATGACATGGCGGTCCGCAGCCCAAAGTGGTTCGCGGAAGTCTCCACCATCCACGACACCGAGGCGCTGTCGCAGGAGCAACTGGACGAAAGCCTCGCAGAATACATCTCGCTCTATGGCGAGGACGAGGGCCGGGCGTTCTTCAGCCAGGAATACGAGTGCAGCTTCAACGCCGCCATCCTCGGCGCCTACTACGCCCGCGAGATGCTCGCCGTGCGCGCCGAGGGCCGCATTGCCGAGGTGGAGGCGCTGCCCGGCGTGCCAGTGAACACAGCCTGGGATATAGGCGTCCGGGACGACACCTCGATCTTGTGGTGGCAAATCCAAGGCGCACAGCTAGTAATCCTCGATTGCCACAGCGAGAACCATGGCCGCTTAGAGATGTTCGCAGAATTGGACCATGCAAAGCGTCAGGAGCATGGTTGGCTGCGATTGAGGAATGCGAAGAGTGGAGAGCAGACGACGATCGATTGGGTACCCCATGACGCGAAAGTCAGGGAATGGGGCAGCACAGGAGGCCGCACGAGATTGGAAACCATGCAGCTCCTCGGCCTGAACCCTAGGCTCTGCCCCAACATCTCAAAATTAGATGGGATTAACGCCACTAGAAGGACACTATCACGGTGTGTCTTTCATCCGCGCTGTGAGCAGCTTATTTCAGCACTGGAGCAGTATCACAGGGCTTGGGACGACGAGAAGAAAGTATTCAGGCAAGACGACAATCACGACTGGTCATCTCATCTGGCAGACGCGACACGTTACATGTCATTAGCTTGGCAAGAGACACCAATTGTAGAGCATAGGCCAAAGCCAAGGGCGCTCCCCGGTCAAGTTTTTCTCCCCGGTCCTCCTGCGCCGCGTAGCGGACGTCGGATTTCCATCTAAGCCAAATGTTTCCAGATCTGTTGCCGCCTGATCTTGGCTACTGTTGTTAGGGAAACTCCGTAGTCGTTGGCAGTTAACCGATGGGAGCGCGTGTCTGAACGGATAGCGAGAACTTCAGCCTCGGTTAGCTTGGCCATATGGTGTTCTGTGCCGCGCTGGTCGCGGCTTCTTCCCTTCCGCATTCGGTCGAGGTTGTTGTCGCGCTGAGTTCCGAGCCACAAGTGATCGGGGTTCACGCAGGAAGGCGTATCGCATTTATGGAGAACGGACATTCCGGGCGGTATCGGGCCGCGATGGATAATCCATGAGTAGCGATGGGCTTGGTAGCTTCGTCCACCGCGCATGATCCAGCCATATCCAGCGGCGCCTAGGGCATTTAGCCAGAGAAAGCAGCCACTCATCGGCTCGGGGATGTAGTGCTCGTCAAAGGGCCGGGGTTTGTTTGATCCCATAGGGGGACTCTAGCATGATCGAGGGTCTGATATATTTCGTCGTCTACATCATCATCATCGGCCTGATCCTATGGGTCTTGCTCTACGCCGTGCAGAATATTCCGATGCCGGCGCCCTTCGCACAGGTCGCCAAGGTCGTCATCATGGTGATCGGGGCGCTGATCGTGATCCTGCTCCTCCTGCAGATGCTGGGTGGGCTCGGTCCCGTGCCGAGGCTGTTCCCTCGTGGCTAACGCCTACGAAGACCTCGGCGACAACGCCGAGGAGAGCCCTGCCTATCAACAGCCCGACACGCCAGACGATGCAAAGCCGTGGCTGGCGCTGATCTCGGACGCCGAGCACTGCTTCGAGAAGTGGAACACGAAGTGCGACACGATCGACGATCTCTACGCTAAGCTGGATCTGCTCGGGAATACGACGGCCGATCGTGAGTTCAAGATATTTTGGGCGAATATGGAGGTGATGAAACCCTCCATCTACGCCCGGCCGCCGATCCCTGTTGTGGTGCCAAAGTTCAAGGATCGCACTGAGTTAGCGAGACGAGCTAGTGAGATGCTCGAGCGGGCGCTGATCTCCGTCACCGACGCTAACGACGGGCAGTTGCACGAGGCCATGAAGTTGGTGCGCGATGATCTCGCGATCCACGCCCGCGGCGTCATGTGGCTGCGCAACAGCGATACAATGGTGGAGTTCGACCAGCTCGACCGCGGCGACTTCCTGCACGAGCCGGCACGCAAGTGGCGTGAGGTGGGCTGGGTAGCGCGGCGCGACTGGCTGAC